TTTTTCTGGATCTCGCCCGTGATGGCGAGCGAACCGTTGTACGCGATGCCCGAGGCGAGGGTGAGCGTCACCGGGACGGTCTCACCGGAGTCGGCCAGGTCCTGGAGGAACTCAAGGTCCTGCCGGGTATCGTCGATGGACAGGTCGAGGCTGTCGATGCCGCCGAGCTTGCGTTTGGCCGTGAGTTGCATGTTGCCGTTGCCCGTGGGAGCGGCGTCGTTGGTATAGCCCGAGAGCATGATAGTCGGACTGGCCTCGGGAGCCGGATCGAACTCGCGGCCTTTGATCGTGCAATGCCGGATGTCGCCGGCCCGGATTTTTGTGCTCATAATTGTCTCCTCCTTACGCGCCGGCCGAGAACGACCACTGATACTCGATGGCCATAATGCGCAAGCCCGCCGACATCACGTCGGTGAACCTGACGTTGATCCGGCCTGCGTTGCCCGAGTCGATCTCCGCGACGATGGATGCGAGGATGGCCGCGCGATTTTTACTCCACGCGTTGGGGAGCCATAGCTCGTCGAGGAGGCGGATGAGGAAGCCCTTGACGCGCTTGGGGCTGATCGCGTACTCAAGGCCGGTCGTCGCCTCGTCGTCGACCACGATGGCGCGGTCGAAGGGGGTGCCGGAGAAGAGGTTGTCGAGGCTGTAGATTTTGCCCTGCATGTTGGCGATGGTCTCCGGGTAGCGGAAACTATCGTCGGCCGCGCCGAGGGCGTTGGTTTGGTAGGTCGTGACGAGGTCGTGGATCTTGACCGTGCCGTCGAGGTTGGGGTCGGTCGTGCCGCCGCCGAGCCCTTGAGTCGCGTCGTGCATTGCCCAGGTCCACGCGGGGAGCGTACCGGCGCGGATGCCGGGGAGGAGGAGCGTTTTCCACGGGCGGGCCGGGTTTGCCTGCGCGGAGTTGGCGCACGCGCCGACGGCGGAGGCCGCGATCTCGCACGGGAGCGACGGGCTGGCCTCCACGTTGACGAAGGTCTCGCCGGGACCGTTGCGCAGAGTGATCATAGCGTTGTAGACCGCGCGCAGGGTCACGTCGCCGATCATCGCAACTATGGGCTTTTTGACTCCGGGGGCGATGCGGGCGTTGAAGTAATTGTCGAGGATGGTGAGGTTGGCCGAGTCGGCGAAGGGGTAGGCGATGAACGTGAAGAAGGTCGCGCCGAGGGCCTCGAAGGCGTTTGACGGGTCGGGGTTGGTCGCGCCGCCTGCGAGCTGGGAGATGGTGAGGGTGATTCCGGTCGGCTCAAGGAGCGAGTCGCCGTCGTCGAGGTCGAGCTTGATGCCGATATCGTTGCCGGTCGTGCCCTTCCATTTTGCCGTCAAATTGATGACAGCGCCCGAGGGAGAGCCGGAGACGGGGAGATTGACGGCGGCGGCGAGCGCGGAGGCGATGGCCTGCGCGACGGTCGCGGCGTTTGAGCCGAGGGTCACAGGGACAGGGACTTTCTGGCCGGCAATGAAAAGCGCGAGGGTGCCGGAACTGGAGGCGTTGCCGGAGACGGTGATGGAGCCCTGCGCGGCGGTTCCCGACACGGAGTCGGGGATAGGGCAGGCATAGATGGGGACGGAGCCTGCGGCCGCGAAAGCCTTGCGCGCCATGAGGTGGAGCATGGAGCCGACCCCGTAGAGGCTTGCGGCCTCGTCTGCGCTGGCGAGGAGACGGGGCGTGTAGTTGACGACGGATTTGCCCGAGTTGTACTGACCGAAGAGCGCGATCTTTTCCGGGATTTTAAGGCCGCCGAGACTTCCTCGGACGTTGGCCTGCTCGACGAAAACGCCGGAGGCTATCGCCGAGCTCGGGACGTTCGTGAATCCGATGACGTTCATGGATTGCCTCCGAAGTTGTAGAGTGCGGACCAGAGACCCGTATCAATTGATACGGACGAGAGGGCGGGGCCTGAGATGTCTTCGGGCTCCCATGCGTAGTTGACTTCCCAGCGCCACTCGCCGACGAACACGTCCGTCTCAAGATCGGTGTCGTCGAAATCAAGGCGGGACCACGAGGGCCAGCCGAGATTGATCTCGCCGACCGGCTCGTCGAAATCGGGCGAGTCGTGGGCGTGGACAGCGGTGAGGACTTGCGCCTTGAGATAGCGAAGGCGGGACGAGGCGATGGGCGCCCAGCATTGGGCCTTGACGGTGAGTTTTCCAGCGCGCACGGTTTTGGTGGACGAGCCGGATGCGTCGTAGTCGTCGGCCGTCGAGATGAGATTGACGAGGGGGACGAGGGAGTCCCAGGGGCGGGCGCGGTCTACGTCGATGTCGAAATTGACGGCGGGGTCGAGGGAGATTTGGTTGTCGCGGAATGCGATGATTTTGGCCGCGATGGCGTCGAGGAGGAGGTCGTCGAGGGTGCGGGCTATCGTGGGCATTATGACCTCTTGACCGTGACCGTCACGCGGCCGAGGGTGGCGTCGACTCGCACGGTATCGAGGCGGCCTGTAAGGGCGCGGCCCTGCACGTCGGTCGTGGCGATGAGCCAGCTGGGGGACTTGAGGACGTAGGGGTCGGGGATGCCGGCCACCGCAAGCTCCAGCGTCGACAGCGTCACGTCCCGGCGGTCTGCGGCGACTGGCAGTCCGTTGGCGTCAACAGAGACGCCGACGGCATAGACAAGGCCGTGGACCGGATAGGACGTGCCGTCGGGCGCGGTGAGGATGACCGGAGTCTCATCACCGAGGAGGACGGCGCTGTCGGCGGCGGCAAGCTCGCGGAGGGACATCTACTTCGACTCCTTGTGCGGCGTGGGGTTGATCTCGACGATGGGAGGCTTGCAGGCGGCGAGCGCCTTGGCCTCCGCATCGGCGAGCATCACCGTGCCGCCCTTGGCGACGACTGCGTCTCCTGCGTGGACGCAGCCGTCGAGGACTTTGCACTTGAGCATTGCCTAGACCACCTTCGCGAAGACGTAGCCGTCGACCTGCGTCGGCACGAGGAGCGGCGCGGACTGGAGCATGAGCCAGCGAACGGCCGGGTCCTCTTCCTCCCAGCTCTTGGGGAACCTCGGCACGGCGTAGAGCGCCTTGGTGTCCTGGATGACGCCGTAGCACCTGTCGAAGCGCACGTCGTCGGAGATGAGGAGGATTTTGTCCACGGGGACGAGGGGCTGCTCGGTGTCGGACAGGTCGCGGTACCAGGAGTCATAGGTGTAGATGTCTACGCCGGGGTCGCGGAGGTAGCCCTGATACGTGACGCCGCCGGGAAGCGTGGACGGGGTGATCTGTCCGAGGTCGGCTTTGATCGTGGAGATGAGGCCGTTGTTGCCGGAGACCTTGGGGTGCGCGAGGAAGGCGTCCCACGCGGACGAGCCCATGATGATCTTGGTGGGATTGAGCCCGCTGTCCTGCTGGATGATGCGCTTGAGTTCGCGGAGTTTGGCGAGCGGGTTGGAGTTGGTCGTATCCGTCCAGAGCGAAGTGCCGGTGAGCGTGACCTTGTGGGTCGACTGCATCGGATAGACGAGGGCGTCGTTGGCGTCACGGAGGATGACCTGGCCCGTGAAGAGGGCTTGCGCGGCCTGCACTTCCTCGGCGCGGGTGATCATGTCGTCGAGGTTTTCGAGGTCCGTGGCGAGTTGGAGGGCGGCGCGCTCCTGCGGGCTCATCGCGCCATAGACGCCCTCGCCGGCAGAGCGCTTGAGGATGTCCGCGGCCGAGGTGGGAATCTTGGGTTTGACGTAGGGGGGCGCGTAGGACGTGGCCTTGTAGCCGTCGCGGGTGACGACGGTTCCCTCCTGGAGGGGGGAGACGTAGGCGGCCACGCGGCGCTTGCCCTGGACTATGTCGATATCGACCATAGCCGAATCGAAATTGCGGGCGCGGGAGAAGAAGGTGTCCCGCAGGAACATGGTCGGCGCGAGTCGCTGCTCAAGGGCGGCGAGCATCACGCGCGTGTCGAACATACCAATCATGGCTTATGTCCTTTGGTCGTCTTGCGACGATCCTAATTGTTAGGATACATGCGGCCCCGCGAGGAGCCGCAAGCGTTACGCGAGGATGGTCTTGAGGTAGATGCCCAGCGGGCGGAGCGCGGCCTTGGCGGCGGCGAGCGTCCAGCCCGTGCCCAAGGTCAGGGCGCCCGAGTTGAACTCGCCGAAGAGGTAGACGGCGGCGGTCTTGTCGGCGCTCGTGGCATCCACGTCCTCGGCGAGGATGGCATAGGCGGTCTGCGTGCCATCGGATGCGCCGGTCAAGGATTTGAGCGCCTTGCCGTCGGCGGTCTTGACGCCGAGGAGGGTGCCGCGCGTGAGGGCTCCGGCGCCGGACGCGACGATGAGCGACTCGGTGATGTAGTCGTCGCTGACGAGGAGGTTGTCCCGGACGAGGGACTCGCTGGTTACGTTGGGCATTTACTTGCCCTCCTTGCGGGCGCGGAAGCCCGCGGCTATGCCGGAGGCGAGGGCCTTTGCCTCGGTCTCCTCGGATGCGCCAGCGCCGCCCTCGGGGGGCTTGGTGCCGACGGCGGGCGGGTTGTCGCCGCCCGTGCCCTTGAGCGCGGCGGTGACGATGGTGGGCGAGGCGGCCTCGAAGGACGCGCCGGACGCGATGGCCGCGTTCACGGCTTTGAGGGCCTCGGCATTGACGGCGAGACCGAGGAGCTTTTCGCGGCGCTCGCGCTCGGCCTGGATACCGGCCGCCTTGCCTTCGGCTATGCCTTCCGCCTTCGCGGCGGCGTATGCCTCGGGGTGCTCGGCCTTGAGCTGTGCGAGATCCATGTGGACCTCCTTGGGGGAGATGGCCGTCGAGGTGGCGGCGGCCGAGCTGGCGACGCCAGCGGGAGAGGACTGGGGACGGTAGAGATGGGAGCCGATGACATCGTCGATCATTCCAGCGGCCATCGCGGCCTCTGCGGTGAGGACGCCGCCACGGCCGAAATCGGCGTTGACGGTCTCGGGCGAGACGTGGCGGCCCTCGGCGACGCGGCGGACAAAGACGGCGTGGAGGGCGTCGAGCTCGGAGACGACCTTGGCGCGTCCTTCGGGCGTGGAGGTGTCGGGGCGCTTGTCGGGGGCGTCGGTGGAGGTATAGACGCGATGGGCGACGCCGTCGCGGGCATTGGCCTCGTCGTCGTTGTACTCTTCGGTAGCGAGACCAATGGAGCCGATAATCGCGGCTGGGGAGAGGGCAATGACCTGGTCGGCCTGCGAGGCGAGCCAGTAGGCGGCGCTGCACGCCATGCCGTCAACATAGGCGATGACGGGTTTTGTGCATCCGGCTATGGCCTGCGCGGTCATGTCGAGGCCGTCCATGTAGCCGCCGGGGGAGTTGACATCGAGGGCGATCTCAAGGACTTCCGGGGAGGCCTCAGCCTCTGCGAGGGCGGC